TTGGCTGCTATCGAACATTCCGGCGGCCTTAACCTGACCCACGAGGCGGCTCTTTCCGCGCTTGACGGAATCGAAGATGAAGATAACGCCGAAGGAGTTGGAGCTTAGGCGGCGTCACCGGAACGATTTCACATATTACGCCCCGCGCGCGCTCAAGATCAGAACCAAGGCGGGAACCGTCACAAGTCTGAAACTGAACGCGGCACAAAAATCGATCCATACGGCGCTTGAGGCTCAGCTGGCGGAAACGGGCAGGATACGGGCACTAATTCTCAAGGGGCGCCAGCAAGGCGCATCCACCTATGTTGAGGCCCGGTTCTTCTGGAAGGTCACACATCGCCGCGGCGTGCGGGCTTTCATCCTGACCCATATGGATGATGCTTCCACTAATCTATTTGGCATGGCCAAGCGGTTTTATGAGCATTGCCCGGCCGCATTGAAGCCATCTATGCGGGCGTCTAATGCTAAGGAACTGATTTTCGACAAGCTGGATTCCGGCTATCGCGTGGCGACAGCAGGGTCCAAGGGCGCGGGCCGATCCGATACGCTCCAGTATTTTCACGGCTCGGAAGTCGCCTATTGGCCAAATGCCGATGAGCACGTCGCCGGCGCGTTGCAGGCTGTTCCGGACCTGCCCAATACCGAAGTCATATTTGAAAGTACCAGCGCGGGACCGACCGGGCTTTTCTATGACCTCTGGCAAAAAGCGGCAGCGGGTGAGGGTGACTTTCGGCCGATCTTCATCCCTTGGTTCTGGGAAACGGAATATACAAGACCGGTCCCTGTTGGCTTTGCCCTGACCGGCGAGGAAGCCGATTATCAGGAGCGCCACGGCGTATCGCTTGAAGCCATGGCCTGGCGGCGCGCTAAGGTCTTTGAACTAAACGGCGCGCATAAGTTTAGGCAGGAATATCCCGCCACGCCGCAAGAGGCATTCGAAAGCAATGTAGTTGGCGCCCTATGGACCAGCCAGCTTGTGCAGGAAAACCGGGTCGAACGCGCGCCGCCGCTGCGACGTGTCGTGGTGGCGATCGATCCCTCGGGCGGCGATACACCGGGTCATGACGAAGTGGGCATTGTGGTCGCGGGTCAAGCCTATGACGGCCAAGTCTATGTCCTTGAAGATTTGTCGGGGATCTATAGCCCGGATACCTGGGGGTCGAAAGCAGTCAGCGCTTACTATCGATATGAGGCCGACCGGATTATCGGCGAGGCCAACTTCGGCGGTCAGATGGTCAGCTATGTCATTCAGACGGCGGATCATCGGGCGGCATTCAAGCTGGTCACAGCCAGCCGGGGCAAGGCTGTCCGAGCCGAACCCGTGGCAGCCCTTTATGAGCAAGGGCGCGTTCATCATGTCGGACGATTTACCGCGCTTGAGGCTGAACTAACCACCTGGACCCCGGCGTCAGACAAAAGCCCGAACCGACTTGACGCCCTTGTTTGGGCGGTGACCGAGCTGGTCCTAATCGAACAGAAGGGGTTTAGCTTTGGTTGATATATTGCGGTCTGGCTTCAAGACGCGCATCAGCGTCAATGCCAACGTGGTTCGCAAAAATCAGGCGACCGGTGCCCGTGAACCTGCCCTGACGATCAAGCACAAGGGCAACACGTTCAAAGCGACCGAGGCCCAAATTAATGGGCCGTCGCGCATCGTCTATTCACATGACGACCCTATGCCATGCGGCGCGCGGGTCTGGATCGAAACGCTGGCCGAAGTGGTTATTGACCCGAAGGCCTAACATTTAACGCGGATGTAGCTCAGTGGCAGAGTGCCTGCTTGCCATGCAGGAGGCCAAGGGTTCGACCCCCTTCATCCGCTCCAAAATCAACGTGGGATAGAGCAGCCCGGTAGCTCGCTTGCCTCATAAGCAAGAGGTCGGCGGTTCAAATCCGCCTCCCGCAACCAATTCCTGACGGCCCCTGTTTTAGCAGGTCGTGCCGAATGGCCCTGTGGGTCATGGCCGTTGGGGGTGCCATCACAAAAGGACCGCCCCGATGGACCTTTCCCCTGAAGTATTGGCCGCACTCATGCCTGGCGATGTGGTCGAAGTCGGACGCGGCGCGAAAGTGCCCGTCTTTGTCAACGGAAAGCGCATCGGCTCGAAAGAGGTCCGCGGTGCATTCCGAATCGTTGAAAAGCGCGAAGACGGCAGCTTGACGGTCGAACCTGTTCCCCACGAGGGCACCCGACAAGAGCGCCGCGCCAAGCGGACAACTCACTAATTTTTTCGTGACGGGTTGAACCGATGGCTTTTTGGGACCGATTTAATCCGGCGCGATTGTTTAGCGCGGGCAAAAAACCCGACCGCCAAACGAGCGTCCTGCCGAATTTCCAGCTATTGGGACAAGGCATAGTTCAGCCCGAACGTCCGGCCTATAAAGCAACCCCGCGCAATTTGCGCTATTTCGCCCGGACGCCATTCGCGCGCCGCGCCATCAATGCCATCAAAAACCCGATTGCGGGCATGGATTGGGAAATCCGCCCCAAGAAGGACGTGGCGATGACCGCCGAGCTGAAGCAGCAATGCAAGGCTGTCACCAACAGTTTCAGCAACCCGAACTATGATGACAGTTTCCGGTCGCTCATTGAAATCACAATGGAGGATTTGCTGTGTGGCGCGGCGGCGATTGAACAACGCGCATCAACGGATCCAGACCGGCCCGTTTGGTTGTTCCCGGTCGATGGCCTATCGATCCAAGTCTATCCGCTTTGGAGCGGGAAGCCGAATGAACCGCGGTATATGCAGGTCATCGGATACGGCCAAGCAGCCGGCGCGCATCAGGGAATCGACCTGACCAACCGGGAATTGATTTATCTTCGGCCCAATCCAGCCAGTCATACGCCATTCGGCTTTGGCCCGCTGGAAACTGCGTTCATGTCGATTGCACGGCAGCTTGGCGTTGCCGAGTATGCGGGCAATGTCGCATCAAATGCCCGGCCCGATATCATTTTGAACCTGGGCGAAGGTGCTGACCTCGATAAGATTTTGGCCTTCCGTCAATATTGGAAAGCGGAAATCGAAGGCCAAGGCCAGCTTCCGATCATCGGCGGCAAAGATGCCTCTGTGATCCGCCTGACAGCGGAAGGCGATAGTGCCCTGTTCCTGAAATACCAGGAATTTCTTGTCCGGGAGATCGCAGCGGCCTTCGATCTAAGCCCGCAAAATCTCGGCATCGAACACGATGTGAATCGCAACACATCGGAAGCGGGCAAAGATCGGGATTGGGACCAGGCCATCAAGCCGTGGGCCGATATGATCGCCTCACATTTAACCCGAGAGTGCATCAACGGCCTTTTGGGTTATCTGGACATTGAATTTGCTTGGGTTGGCCTGGACCGCGAAGACGAACAGGCAAGCGCCGAAATCTTCAAAACCTATTATGACGCCAATGTCATAACACCCAATGAACAGCGCAAGAAGATCGGCCTCCCACCCAGCAAGTCTCAATGGGCCGATTTGTTTTATGCCGATGTCCAAATTGCCATTAGCGCTGCCCGTGGCGTGAAGGTGATCGACGATGAAAACCTTCCCGAAAATTACACCGATGTTGGTGTCGCGACCGGAACCGCCAAGGCCCTGATGCCTTTGGATAAGGCCACCGGGTTGCCAAGCTCCAAGCCCTCAAAGTCGCGCAAAGCGAAACCGAAAGGAAAGTCAAATGGCTCTTGAACTCCACAATATCGAACTTGCCCAAGGTACCATTCCGACCGCGCCTGACCGCGTGATCGTCGGGTTTCAGGCGGCAGTCGCGAATACGATTGGCGGCGGCGCCGGCCAGTCCGTCACCACGGCAGTCGCTTTTGTCGGCCTGCCAGCAAGCTATTCCGTCATCGTGACGCCCGGTCAAGATGCCGTCGCATATGTCACGACCAAAACTTCCACGGGTTTCAACGTGGTTCTGACGCCGCGCTTGGCTGCCAATACCTTGGCGGCGGGCACGTTCGACGTGCTGGTAGTCGCCTAAGCGGCAACAGGCACATTTCCCAAACCCCGACTAATGGAGATTGAAATGGCAGACGACACACAAGCCGCTGACGATACGGAAACCAAAACCGATCAATCGCAGGGCGACCCGACACAGGCCCCAGCGCCGCAAGGTGATCCCACGCAGGGCGACACACAAGCCGCTGACGGTGACAAACCGGCGGGCTTTGTGGCAGCCCTTGAAGAAGGCGGGGCCAAAATCCTTGACGGCGCGAGCGAAATGCTCGACGGCGCAGAAGCCGCCGTTGGCGAGGAATTGCAAGCGATTGAGGGCGAGGTCGAACAGGTGTTCGATTATATGATCCCGGCGCATCAAGCCTTGCTTGATAGCGTCGAACTTCGCCTTCAGGAGCTTCGCACATTCCTGTTGGGCATCACGATTGATCTGCCGGGTGAGATCGGCGATCTGGTCAAGAAAATCAAGGCGCATTTCTAAGCCATGGCAAAGCACCCGCCTAAAGCCAAGCCGGTCCCTGTGCCGTCTTTTTCGACGGTCGCGGCTGAATTGCCGCAACTCGACATGACTATGGACGATCCAGCCCCAGCGCTTTCCACTTCGGAGCAAATGCGCCTTTTTGGAATCGAGGCGACCCATAACGGGGAACACGCTTTGGCGGGTGCTTATCATGACATTGAAGCCCGGGCGGGCGAGTTGAAACGCTCAATTGCTCGCTTGCGCGAACTTGGTGGCGAACCGGAAAGCCTCGAAACGATCTATCGCTTGCTCTGAGGCATTATGTTTAATTTTTCTGCGGCAAACCCTTGGCACGACCGAGCCGGGCGATTTGCAACGGGACCTGGTGGGCTTGGTGAACTCCAAAAGCGTGCGCAAATCCGTCGCGGCAAAGCGGCAATCCGCCAACTAATTAGGGATCGTAAGGGGTCCGTCCAAGATGTCATTCATCGACCGGAATTGCCGGGCCCTGTGACATTTCATTGGGGCAACAGCAAAGGCGGCCTGCAGCACATTCTTGAAAAGCACGGATTGGCAGACCTTAAGGCGATGCCGGAAGTCCTGGTTCGTGGGCACGTTTCGCCGCCAAAAATATTATCGGGCGGCCGGCAACGCATTGACGTTCAATGGAATGGGTATGTCGCCCATCTATCCACCAATTATCACGGCCAAAACCAAGTTTGGCTCGTTAGTGGCTATTCAAAGGGGATTGTGGCCTCCGGTGCCTCCAAGAACGATGCCTTAACCGTGCTTGGCGCTACGCATGACACCCTCGCACTCGATCGGACTGTCATGGGAGCGGAGACAGATCCAAGCTTAGTGGATTTTGGCTTGGAAGGCAATGATATCGAGCCGATGCTCTCCATGGAGGCCGTCATGGAATTGCTGGCCCGAAGTCCTTTGGAGTTTGGGAATGATCCATATTGGGTTGATGATCCCGACACCCGGCGTGAAACCGAAAGCCGCCTGAAATATCTTTTGGCGCTTTTGATCCCCATGATGGGGGCGCGGTTTCGGTTCTTGATCGACGGCGAAACTGTCTATGAGCCTGACCCGGCTATGGACGCCTATATCGCCGAACTGGTCACGACCCAAATCGACCTGATTAACGACACCACCAAGAACCGTGTTGAAGCGGCGATTGCCAAAATCCTCGACGATGCCGAAGGCAAGACGATTGAGGAATTGACGACGGTTATTGAGGAAGAAATCGGCAAAATTCTTATTGACGCTGGCCGCACCGAAGCGATTGCGGGCGATATCTCGGTTGGGGTCTTTGGCTGGACGGCCTTAGATGTGGCCAAACAGGCCGGGGTCAAATCCATGATGTGGATGACCCAGATGGACGCCAAGGTGCGGTTTACCCATGCAGCCATGCAGGGTCAGGTTCGCGCGCCAGGCGACTTGTTTGAAAGCCCAAGCGGCGGCTCGGCGCCATATCCAGGCGGGTTTAATGACCCGGCAGAGGATTGCAATTGTCGCTGTCTGCTATGGCCGGAAATTGAAACCCGTCTCAGATCGGCGGCGGACACGCTTTATGTCCGCCGAAACCTTACCGCGGAGTGTGCCAACCAAGTTCGTGATTGGGCTAAGGCCCAAGGCATCCCAAATTTGGTGCCGCCTGATCAGTTGCATGTCACAATCGTATATTCGCGCGGCGCTCGTCCAAATTTGGTGCCACTGAATGATCAAGTCTGTGACATCGCAGCAAATGACCGATCGGTCGGCCCATTGGGTGATAAGGGTGCATTCGTCCTATTCTTCAACAACCAGACACTTCAAAATCGCTGGGATCAGGCAAACCGCGCTAGCGCAACCTGGGACTATGAAACCGGATATAGGCCGCACGTAACGCTAACATATGATGCGGAAGGTGCACAACTCTCTGGGGTTAAGCCCTTTACGGGTCGATTGATTTTTGGGCCAGAAATCCATGAACCAATCAATGAGGATTGGGCAACAGATAGCGGTTTTCGCGCAGCTGGCGACGACCGGTATCAGAAATTAAATGCCATTCGCTTGATCGCCGCGCATCGCATCAAGCCTTTGTTTCAAGGAATGTTCCAAATGCAGAAAGCCGCGTTTCTCGGATCAATCAAGACCGGGCGTATGGTCAGCGCCCTAAACCTTGACGCGGCAAGCCTCAACATTCCCGATACGCCCGGCCATCCGAATAAGATGCCATTTACTGGCATTCTGACGCGGGTCGGCGTTCCGTCCGATGGACCTCCCGAAGGTTCTGGCGGCAAACGTGTGGTCATTTCGCATGATTGCGCGGTTAAAGCCCTGCCCACGCTTCTAGGTATGGCGATTGATTATGTGCCGAATTTGGACGGTCACGACCCGACCCGCAAAATCGGGATTATTGAAGAAGCGAACCTAGTCGGAGATGCCATCAGCATTTCCGGCTTTATTTATGCAGCCGACTTTCCACAGGTGGCGGCGGAAGTTAAAGTGCGCAAACACGAGCTCGGTTTCAGCTATGAGGCCAGCCAAGTTTGGGCGCAAGACGCCAACGCCGACCCGCTTGTTGTCGTCGATTGCATTTTCACCGGCGCGGCTTTGCTTTTGAAAAAGAAAGCCGCTTACCAAACTACCTCATTCTCAGCCAAGGCGGCAGGAGAGGCCGAACAGGAGATTGATATGACGCCTGAAGAATTGAATAAAATGGTATCGGATGCCGTCGCGGCAGCCCTGCCCGGAGCTTTGAGTGCGGCAGTTGCCACGCTTCGCGCCGAGGGTGACGTTGACGCGGCTAAAATGGTCCGCAAGCACAGCGCCGCCATCCGTAAATGCGCGGCAGACATGGAAGCTGCCGGTATCGGCAAACATGCAACCAAGGGCCATGCGAATCTGTTGCGCTGCGCGGCGGATGACATGGACGCCCAGGCCGCATCGGGCACCGTTCCTCATGCAGTTGGTGCGCTGCCTGGCTATTTCGACGCTGACGATGTTGATGCGGCCCGTCAGCGCGCACGCCGCGCAAAGGCCAGGCACAAAGCCGATGATGACGGTGATGTGGATGCGGATGACGAGGAAGCGGACGATGCAGATATGGACGCCGATGACGACGGCGACGTTGATGCGGATGATGACGGCGATCAAGACGCCGGCCGCGCCAAGGGCAAACATAAGGCTTCACGCTTGGAAGCCCAGAACAAGGCACTGAAGAAGCAGATCAAAAATCTGCAATCGGGCGGCGCTCAAGAGCCGGAACGCAAGACCATCAGTCCGTCCGTCATGCAACTTTTGGCCCGGACTTCCTTGTCTCCCGAACTGGACAAGGGCGGCGTGCTGTCAGCCGATAAGGTCAACGAGGCCCTTAAGGCAAGCGGTTTGACCCCGGAACAGCGCATGATGGCGAAGATCGCCTTGGAGCGCGCAGGCCGCTTGGCTTAACCAAAAAGGGCGGGGCAATCGCGCCCCGCTTTTCACATTTCGCGCCGCTGAGAAGCGCCGCATTTCCTTAGATGGAGCATAACATGGCCTCTGGACCCCAATTCTTGGGCAGCTTGTCGGCTGCCGCTGACGCGCTTGGCAATGGCGCAATCGAAGTCAACAAATATGAAAGCGAAATCGTTGACATTGTTCGCAGGTCCTCGGCGACTTTGCAGCGGATCCCGCAGGTTCCCGCAACGGGCCAACCGCATCGCTACTTTGAACAGACGGCAATTTCGACCGGTGCATTTACCAGCACCACGTCGATTAGCCCGTCTGCTACGTCACCGACCCGCGTTGAACGCTCGGCCACGATTAAGGCGGTTTCAAACCAGACCAATTTCAGCCTGTTCGATGTTGACGTGACCCGTCAGCAAGGCACCTTTGCCTATGTTGAAGCCCGCGATATTCAGGACATTATCTCGGGCATCGTGATCACCGAAGCCTCGGCAATCTGGAACGGCACGGATACGTCTTTGACGACCCCGACCACCAACCAATATGTCGGCTTGCTTACGCAGATCACGCAGCAAGCGACCATTGCGCCCGGCGCGTCGATCATCGACGGCATCAAGGCTCAAATTGCGGCTATGGTGGCGAATACCACCTATTTCGTGATGCCGACCGCGATCTACGTCAACCCGATCCTTGGTGATTATATTGACCGCGAAGCCAAGGCTCAGAACATCACGACCGGCACGACTACCGTGGCAGCCGGCGTACAAGCAGTCACGATCCGCACTCAGGCGGGCGACCTGCCGATCATCACCGACCCGTTCCTGCCGTCAGCATCTGGCGCAGCCTATGGATTCGGAGCACCACCGGCTGGCAACAAGAACTACTTTGCGGTCATCGTGACCGAAAGCATGTTGGAAATGCCCTATGTCGGCGGTGCCGATATGTCGCCATATCCGCGCTTGTTCCAATTGGGGCTGTTGGGCGGCTTGCAGGGTCAATATGTGGGTATCCACTTCAATTGCATCATTGCAAAGGGTCCATCCTACGCACATGCCACGGTTGCCGTGCAGCGTCCGTAATCAGGTAGTTAACAGCAGCCTGTAAAAAGCGGGGCGGTGTAAAAGCCGCCCCGTTTGTTTTTTAAAATCCCACCCCGAAGGGACAGTTTCATGAAGGTCTATCGCCAGGAAAAGGGCCCATTTAACCTTTTCGTCAGCCCAAACAATGACGGCGCGTCTAACCAAGATTGGATGGATGCCGAGGGCAAACCAAAACTCATTCAGGTCAGCTTTAAGGATGGCGTAGCCGAAGTGCCCAATGATTTGGGCCGCTACATGATCGACCGAAAGCTGGCGAACAAAACCGCGATCATCCTGCCAACCCAAGGGGGGCTTGTAATCTAATGCCAGACGTTCGCTCGCTTGAAGAAGCCTACGCCGCTTCTCAACTCGGCCCGGCTTCGCAACATATCGTCCCCGCCACAGCAACGGGGGAAGCAACCCAAGGCCATGGCCTGCCCGGAACGGTTAACGCAACCTCGACCGTCACTTCCAATGTGATCAAGGCCTATGGCTTTACGCTCATCGGGGCTGGTTGCACCTTAAGCCAAGCCGGGGCCATTAAAATCCAACTCTACCTTGATGATGCTGGCACGATCCCCATGGGAGCGGCAGTTTCGCAAACCTTAGCTGCTGGTGTTGCCAATGCGGTCCAAACCACGGCAGGCGGTCCGGCACCATTTCGAAGCTTTACTGTGGCTATTCAGAACACAAGCGGTTCGTCAGCAACCATCACCAACCCCGTCATTCTTTGCCAGTCGCGCTAACCAATGACCGCCCCTTCATATCTCCAGTCTGGCGAATATTCGACCTATAACGCACCGTCGACCACGACTGCGCAACAGGTCACCCAGGCTGAAAATATAATCAACGGCTATCTTAAAAGGCCCGAGGGGCTTGTGTGGATGCCGGACTATCTGGGGCAGCCCGCTTATATGGCAAGGCTTGATCCGACTGCCGTCTTTACCGCCGCGTCGACCATTTCGCCCGGAACTTTGGTTCAAGTTGTTGTCACTGGTGCGCCGGTCAACCGGACCCTGGTCGGCGAAGTCCTGATCTTGGACCGGACCAATAGCAATGCCACCGAAGTGGTCACGATTTTTGATGCCAACCCGGCCACGAACACCTTGACACTTCAAGCAGTCAAGACGACCCACACTGGGCCCGTCACCCTGGAATTGGGGCTGACAATATTTGAAGAACGCGCCATCCCGGCAAATCGGTCGCAAGCCCGTGTATCCCGGGCGCCGGTTTATCGGATTCTGTCGGCCTATGGTCGCTATGGCTATGGCCGACGGGGAAATCAAATATCAGGCCAAATGCAGGAATTTAACCTCCTGGCCACTATCTCAGCCTTTGGCGGTCCTCCTGTCTGGCAGCCGATTGATACGACGCAAATCGACATAAATTGCGCCACGGGGGAGCTATGGGTGCCCGCCGGGATGTTGCTCGCTTATTATTCCGAAGTGCGCCTTCGATATGTCGCCGGCTGGTCGCAATCAACCATCCCGCCGGCCATCAAGCAGGCCGTCGCCAACATTGTCAGCGCCTTTGGTGATACGCCGACTACGGCAAACATCCGTTCAATCACGGCGGCTGGTATTTCCATGTCGCGGCAAGCGGCATCCTTTCTGGATGACGACACCAAACTGATGCTGGAGCCCTACACACTTAGGGGTTGGGCATGACGCAAGGTCTGGCGGCTTGGGCACAAAGCATCTATGCCGGGCAGGCAACACGGTACGGCAAGACGATCACCTATCGCCGCGTGACGACCCTTGGAACGCCGCCCGCTTTGGTGACTAACCCTTGCACCAATGGCACGCTTCAAGTGGCCACAACGGCATCGCCAGGCGCAACTTCGATTGCTTTGGCTGCTCCAACGGGGTCTAGCGTTCAAGGCTTTCTGACAGTCGGTGATACGCTGAAAATCGGCAATGACACAACGACTTACACCGTGACGGCAAATAGCATCGCCTCATCAAATGCTTTCGCTGCGGTTCCAATCAGCCCGCCACTCGCCCAGGCTGCGTCAAGCGGGGCAAGCGTTGCTGTAACGTTTCAGGCCGACACCACGCTCAAGGCATGGGTCCGGTCGTTTCACCTTGGCTCGATCGATAATAATTTGGTTAGGGTCGGTGACGTCTTGGTTCGGATTGCCGGTTCGTCCTTGTCATCAACACCGGTGATCACGGATTTCCTGATTATCAACAATCTGGTTAAGCGCGTCCTATCGGTCGACAGCGGCTATGCCGCCACCAATCCCGGCTATTGGGACATTCACGCCCGATGAATATTCAGGATTTCAGCAAGGCCATAAAGGACTGGGGTGAAAGCATACCTACTAAGGTCAAGGCGACCCAGACCTTGATGACGCTGGACGCTTATTCTTTGCTGACCACAGCACGGCGCTCGCCGGGCGTCAGTCCTTATGGTGCGCCGGTTCTGTCTGGTCGCTATCGCTCATCGATGCGGATTTCATTCGGGGCAGAAGATGGCTCGGGTGACGTTGGTCCGCAAACCATTCGGGATGCCGAAAGCGTTTCACCGATTCCGCCGATCACGGCCATTCAACAGCTTGGCGCAATGCCCGCCTATACCAAGATATTCATCACGGAATCCACGCCGTACGCAGGCCGGATTGAAGGTGGCTATTCACCAAAGACACCTCAAGGCGTGTTCTTGGTGACCGGCGAGTATCTCAAGGCCGCCTATGGATCATCCGCCGAGCCGGGCAACCAGCGTGGGGATTGGTGATGCAATATTCAGCAGCGGAACAGGTTTTAATTTCAACGCTACAGGCCGCGTGGCCGGGGCAGGCTATCCCGACGCCAATCGCCTATGAAAATGTCAACTTTGACCCGGATGATGCGACCTATACCGCGCCTTATCCGCCTGCCGGGCCTTGGATCATGCCGGAAATCTTCTGGAGCGGCGAACAACCGTTATCCATGGGAACGCCTGGTCAGAATTGGTTCAAGGGCGTGGGTATCATGCTCGTTCATTGCAATGCGCCTCAAGCGCAGGGGCGCTCGACTGCCTCGGCGATCTTTGACCAAGTAGCCTCCATTTTTCGCGGCAATCAATATGCCGTGGGGACTTCTGGCAATGTGTTAATTCCACAAGTGCGGCCCGTGACCGGCGACATTGTGGACGCAAAAGCGGGGCCTTACTGGCGCATCACCGCACAAGTCACGGTCTATTACACCGACCTCGGATAATCGGGGAAGGTTCACAACACGGTCCTTAGCAGGGGCCGCACCGCGAACGTCGGATGACGTGCGCAATCCCAACAGATGGAGCTAATTATGGCTGGCAATTTCGCTGTCGTCGACAAAATCAAAATCGGTTATGCAATCGAAACCACGCCGGGCACAACCCCGAACGTGGCTTTCCAAACCGTTCGCCCGAAACAGCAGTCGCTCATGTTCGGCGCGAAATTCACGGAAAGCCAGGAGTTCCGGGCTGACCGCCAAGTATCAGATCAAATCCTGACTGATGCCTCACCTGGCGGTTCGCTCGCAGGTGAACTGTCTTTCGGCACTTGGGATGACTTCCTGTATGCGTCCCTTCAAGCCAGCGGCTGGACCGCAACGACCAATTTTTCAAACGTGTCGGTCGCGGGAACCTCGGCTTATACGGTTGCATCAGGCGGCACGGCGGTCATTGCAAATATGATCGTGCGCGGCACGGGTTTCACCAATGCCGCCAACAACGGCCTTTATGTGGTTGCATCGTCGACCGGCACGACGATTACTGTCGCTGGCACGCCGCTCGTCATTGAAAGCGGGGCCGCGACCAAGAAATTACGCGTTTGGGGCTTCACGTCCTCGTCTGGCGACATTACGGCAACCGCTTCGGGCCTTGCCTCGACGACCCTGAATTTTACCACGATGGGCTTGCAGCTTTATCAATGGATCAAAATTGGCGGGCCGCTGACGGCCAACCAGTTTGCCACGGCTGCTAATAACGGCTATGCGCGCATCACAGCAATCACCAACAATGCCCTGACGCTGGATAATCTGCCGACTGGCTGGGGTGTAGATGCAGGCACCGGCAAGACGATCTATGTGCAGGTTGGTGATTTTGTCCGCAACGGCGTCACCTATACCGCATTTACTTTGGAACGCTGGCACACAGACACTACCGTCAATCAATATTTCCAATTCCGTGGCTATGGCCCGGACAAGATGGTGTTGAACCTCGCGCCGGGGTCGATTATTGACGCAACATGGGATTTCAAAGGTCTGAGCCACACCGAAACGACCACATCGGCCTCGACGGGTGCCTATGTAGCCGCCACGACCACTCAGGTCTTAAACGCCGCATCGAATATCCCGCGCGTACAATTCGGCGGCGGCGCTATTTCGGCCCCGACATCCAAGCTGTCGATCACGGTTCAAAACAATCTCCGTGAGCAAAAGGGCGTCGGCACCTTGGGCAATGTTGGCATCGGCACAGGCCGCTTCCATGCGGAAGTCCAGCTTGAAGCCTATTTCGTCGACAATACGATTTATAACATCTATCTGGCGGGTGGCCTGACCTCATTGTCCTTCACGGTCAATGATACGGCTGGCAACGCCTATGTGGTGTCTCTGCCGGCGGTTCGCCTGACCTCTTGCACTGTCAATGCAGGCACAATCAACACCGACGTTAAGCTCGCCCTGACTGCGACCGCTCTTGTTGATACCAACAGCGGCGCAATGATCCAGATCGACCGTATTCCGGCCTAATAAGCCGGTCTGATATCCGCCGCGTTTAAAACGGCGGATAGGGGCCGAAAGCCTCTTGGCGGCTGGACGTGTCGGGGCGATCCAGCCGCCTTCCCGATAACCTCGACAACCCGACAAAGGAAATCCCGATGACTGATAAACCCGTTTCAATTTATGACGCTTTTGGCACCGATGAGGATTTGGAAACCAACGGCGTCTGGGTCGATTGGGGCGATCTTGGCAAGTTCAAAATTGCCGCTGTCCGCAATCCCCGCCACCAAAAAGCCATTGAAAAATACAATGTGCCCTTCAAATCCTTTATCCAGTCGGGCCGTCCGGTCCCGCAGGATAAGCAGGAAGAAATCACTAACAAGGCACTGGCCGAAGCTGTCCTTGTCGATTGGTCCGGCTTGAAAGACCGTGACGGCACCGATCTGCCTTATTCGTTTGAAAATGCCTATCGGCTTCTGACCGACCTCAAGCGGTTCCGCTTGCAGGTCATCGCGGTCGCTATGGAAGCTGAAACCTTCCGGCAAGAGGCGGTTCAAGAAGCCGCGGGAAACTAACCGAGGCCGCGCGCTGGCAAGCGCGATGGGGGAGCGAACTCGACCTCCTTCTTGGAATGTTGGATGACGGTTTGGTCCCCCAGGCGCTGCAAACGCGGCCTGTAATTCCCGATCATTTGCTTGTGTTCTGGAAAGCTTGGATTACACTTGGTACCACTCGTCCCGGTAGCGGGATGGGTGGCTTAACCGCTATCCCTTGGACCGCCGTTGATCGTTATGCCATCCGGCATGAAATCACCGGTCAAGCCTTTGAGGATTTCTGGTTCATCATCCAAGTGATTGATCGGGCCTTCATTGAAGAATGCAGCACATGCCAGCGAGAGCGGGAGGAGCAGCGAAAGCGGGACAAACCGCCTAGCTGACGCTGCGACCACGATTGTTGAAAATTACTATCGTGATCTCCTCCCTGCTGCCCGTCATGGAGCGGCTTTTCCGATACAGCGGGATTTTGAAATCAAAATCAAAGTTCTAGTGCAGGAATTGTCGCCCCAAGACACCTATCTTTTCTTATCGCATGTTGATGCGGCACGAAACGCCATGGCGGCTGAATATGAGGCCAACCCGGACGCACTAAGAAGGCGATTAGGGATATCGAACCATATCGCCTATGCAGAACCAGTTGTGACGGTCCAAGGCTTGCCCTGGGGCCTAATTCTGCTCCTGGCAGCAATCTTCATTTTTGTGATGGCTATGAGATAGCGGGCCGCGCATGGCGCGGTTGGGAGCGCCATGTCAGAAACTGTATCCTTATCGCTTGGCATTGATGCGGCGCCGGCTCAAACCGGCGCTGCTCTTGTCATTCGATCCCTCGACGACATTATAGGACGCGCAGAAGCCGCCGCGGCCAAGATGGGTATGCTTGGGACCGGGATGAGCGCCATGCGGGATGCGGCGGGGCTGTCCTCGGAGCAATTAAGCAAAGTTTCTGCCTCGGTCAACAAGGTGAATGATGCGGCTGAAAAGGCTGCGGCTCAAGCCAGCACCCTAAGTGCTGCAATCAAAACTACAGCGCAAGCCAGCGCAGAGGCCACGCCTGCGGCAGAAGCCTTATCTCAAGCTCATGGCCGGGTCGGGTCATCGTCAACTGCAATGCGCGAGGCCTTGGTTCTGGTCCATGAAATGCTGTCCGGCAACTACCGGCGCGCAGTCGGATCGGCCACGATTGAATTGCAAGCCTTATATGGCGCACAGGCAATTGTTGCTGCCTTAACCAACCCCCTGACTTTGAGCATTGCCGCCGCGACCGGTGCCTTTGTGGCCTATGCCGTGGCGACCGCACAAACGGCAGCCAGCCAGCGGGAAATTCAGAACGCTATTGCTCTGACCGGGGATGCAGCAGGCGTCACGCGCGGTCAAATGGAAACCTTGGCCCAAAGCCTTTCATCCTCGACCGATCTATCGGTTAAGACGATCCGGGGGATGGAGAGCGAATTCACTGCCACTGGCAAAATCGGAGGGGATCTATACGGCAGGCTGATTTCCCTATCGGCGCAATTTGCCAAGGCGACGGGCGAGGACGCGGAAAAGGTTGGGGCCGAGATGGCCAAGACCTTCTCGTCTTTTAACGGCATCGAAGAATTGGACAAGAAATTCAATTTCCTTACCCAATCGCAACAGGCTTCCATTCTTGCCTTCAAGGAACAAGGCAATCTTGCGGCGGCGGCTGGCTTGGCGCTGGACGCATTCGGGCAGCGGGTCGACACGGCCAATACAAAGCTAAATTGGTTTGGGAATACCCTAGAGTGGATCAAAAGAACATCTTCAAACTTTTTTGACAATATTGGCAAAGCATCCCTTGATCCAACGGTGGATGAGCAAATTGCGGCAATAACCAAAAAACTATCCGACGCTAAGGAAATTCAAGATCACGTCAATGAGATAGGCGGAGAAATTGGTGTTGGCCAAGGCCAAAAAGACATTATTCAAAACAACATTGAGGTTTTGCAGGACACAATCAAAATCTTGATGGGTTTAAAAGATGCCCAAGATGCGGCAGCTAAAGCCGCGCGCGAGCGCCAACAGGCGGAAGCCGCTGGCAAGACCGTTGACGAGCAACTTATTCACCCGGTCGAACAGCGCATTGCTATTCTAAAGCAACTCCAGCAATACGCTGGCGACCCGCAAAAAATGGAAATTGAACGCGCCAGGCTAGAGGCCCGCGCCAAGGCCCAAGCCGTTGTCCATGATCCGAGCGATCCTAGTTTTGGGGTCAAGGTCAATGCTGCCGGTGATGCGGCAGCCGAGGCTAAGAAGCTGGAATTGGCCCTCAAGCCGCAACAGGTCAAAGACTACGAAAAAGAGTTGGAAACCATGTCTGACCAGTTTGACCGGCTGGCTGACAAAGGCGGTGCTGCCTCGGATATTATCGGCCACCAATGGGATGGCGCGATCAAAAATGCATCCCTGTCGCTTGAGGCGATGACCGATAATGGCAAGTTGGCCGATACTGCAGTCGACGATCTTAAAAGCAAACTTGAGGCCCAAGCGAAAGCCATGGCCGATGGCAATGACGTGCTGGCCAAAAGCTACGCGCCTGGCATCGCTGATTTGTCGAGACTGGTGATTGCGAACGCCCAGAACCATGAGCAAGCTGCCCAATTCGTCGCCCTTCTGACCAAGGCCTACCAAGACCAAGCCTCGGCGCAACAGGAAGCCCGCGATGCGGCGGCTGATTCCATGGAGGACAAGGTCGACGAGATCAAAAACATTGAGGCGGAAACTCAAGCGACCCTCAAGGGCAAAGACGCACTTAAGAAATTCAAGGATGAAATGGCGATCCAAGACGCCGTTCAATCCTTCCGCGATAATTTGGACAAGCTCAATAAAGGGCTGGACGATAGCGCTAAAAAGTCCGACGACGACATTGACGCGTTGGTCGATGCATTTGAAAGCGCAACGCGCCGGGCAAAGGAGGCCTCGGACAATCTTGCCAAGCAAGAACAGGCCGATAACCAAATGCAGAAGATTTGGGACAATGCGGCGCGGGAAATCCAGAACACGTTTGCCAGCACCTTTGAAAACATCATCACTGGCGCCAATAAAAAATTTGCTGATTGTGGGCAGACCCTTTTGAACCTGTTCGCCAAAATCGCTTCGCAAATTGCCGCTACCTTGGTTTTCAACCCGGTCATTGGGTCAATCACCGGCTCGCTTGGGCTTGGCGGAAGTGCTGCCAGTGCCGCGACTGGCTCCTCAGCCACAAGCACCGGCGGCGGCCTAATGTCGATTTTCTCGAATATCGGATCCAGCCTATCCAAGATTTGGGGCGGTTTGACCAATCCCGGATCCATTTTTGGATCATCTGCCGGCGCGATCGATACGTGGGGTGCCAATAACCTCGGCATGGGGTCCACTTGGACTGATGAAGGCGGCACGACTTTCATTCCCGGCAGTGGCACGGGTCTATCAAGCACTTTGGGTGCAGCTGGACTAGGCGGGCTTGGCGGATTGGCGGCGAACATTTTGGGTGTTGCTAAGAACTCGTTTGGCGGCATTGCGGGGGCAGCTGTTGGGGCGATTGCCTCCTTGATCCCGGCTCTGTCCAGTGTGGCCGGGCCCATTGGGTTGGCGGTCGGTTTCATTGCGTCCCTGTTCGGTCCAAGCGCGCCGCACATGGCAGGTTCGCAAAACTTTGAGACTGACGGCACCAATCTCACGGTCGGAAATTCGCTTGGTCGGATTGATACAAGCGGCCTTGCCTCGACC